TCAATAATATGTGCATATGTTTTCTGTCTTAAATACCTACCCTTTTCAAAAGTCGTTTCAAAATCCCAGTAACCCATCTTTGTTGGGTCAACTTTATCTTTCAGTATATCAGGAATATCTGTACCTGTTAAATGAACACTATCAGTATCACAATATATGATTCTATCATAACATAATTGTGCCGTTCTGATAGTTTCCTCTCTAGCATAACTTGTAATGAACGCACCCATAGGGGTATATTCAGGGTCTTTAAATTCTTCTTCACCTAATTCAAAGCCTAATGCACCATCTTCTTTTAGATAAGGAATACGGTTTGTCACGTCAGGGTTTGTTGCAAACTTACCATATAAACTATTCAACATTAATTTTGCAAGTTCCCTTATTGCACCTGTACTACTTTCTTTAACCATTGTCCACCTATCAATAAAGTTTTTGAACATACCTTGTTTACTTCTAAACTTCCAACCTTGCACGTATTCCACGTCATACAAATCGTAATGGTCTTTAATTAATTCAAGGTCAACATTCGTTACATATAGATCAACTCTATTACCTTTACTCGTTTCAAGATATTCATTCCCACTAAAACGTAAATCACCTTTAATTTGTATTGTCGGTATTTTATTATCTTTCAAAGCAAATTCACACCTGATATGTTGTATGTATAAGGGGAACGTTTCATCAAGTTCATATTCCCCAAAGAATGGTAAAGGTTCACCATACGGCAAAAATTTGTGATACATCATAGCAGGATATAAACTATTTACATCAAATACGATTCCACCGTCAATATCAATCTGTTCATACTTCTTATTTAACCATGTAAAGCCACCTCTATATGCTTTACGTAAATTACTGTCTAATTCAATCGAGAAAGTAGGAAAGTATTTATCATATAACTTGTTTGATATACTTGCTTTATATCCACTTAAACTATCTGAACCTGCCGTCATTTTATCTAAACCTTGTTCAAACTGAACTTGTAAAGCACCTGCAACTACCTTTATATCGTGATAAATATATTCGTATTCTTCATCAGTAATTTTATGTCCGACAGGTCTAAACCTACTATAAAATTCTTGTGATACGTCAATCTTTTGTGTAGTGAGGTTAAACGCTTGTCCAATTCTATCAACAGAAAACGGTAATTTTTTCAAACTATCATATATAGTTGTGTGCAATTTCCTTCTACCTTTATACCCATAACAAATAGTTATCATATACCATTGTCCCATATTAGAAATAACTGTATCAAATGTTTTAGGTAAACCTGAATCACTATGTTCAAACCCATTATTCAACAACCAACTAACTATAAACGAACCATCAAATTTGAGGTTATGGAAATACAAATCGCCTTGACTTTTCTCACACCATTTCATGAACTTTTCAATGCTATTATCAATTTCATAATTCTTTTCATTCCCTATTTCCATAACGCCATAACCCCAAACTCTACAATCGTTAGGGTCAGTTGTTGTTTCAAAATCACATGCAAATTTTCTTCTTCTATGTCTACTCAACTACATCACCCCTTGTTAGGGTCAACCGTCATACATATCACTTCTTTTAAATTCTCTTACAGGGTCTAACATAGCCTGTACCTGTCCACGATTTATTTCAATATCTGTATCACTATTGTAATAAATATTGAAATTAAATACGGTAAAATTAGATAAATAAATTCCATAAAAATCATCAGGGTTTATTGTTTTCAGTTCCTCAATCAATTCATCAGCGTCACTATGAAACGATTCCCTCAACATATTGATGAAGTTATCTAACATTATTTTATTACGTTCATCATAGTATCTTTCATGTTGTCGCTTTTCCATTGATGTTTTTATATCGTCTAACCTTCTTCTATTCCTAACCGTTTTAAAATCAAAATCAGATGGTCTATGAATACCTGTTACATCAGCTTCAGGCATGTACACAGTTCTATCTCTTACAGTACCAATTTGTTCACCATCATGAAACGTTGGTCTATCCAACTGTTCCTGAATCTTTCTGTCAGCTACTCTTTGTGCACGTTTTGTCGCTTGTTCAACTTGATATATTTCACGTTTACTAGCAACCACACCATACTCATTTTTAACGAACTGATATTCAGTATTTGCACGATTCGTAAAAGAACTTTGAAGTTCCTTCCATTCGTTAAATTCTTTTCTAGTCTGAAATTCATTCAAATCAGGTAACGGAATCTCACCTTCCAAATCAACCCCATAAGTTCTTTTTACACGATTTATTTTTGCCTTTGTGTTTCTACGTAGTCGTCTATACTCTTCCTCGTCACGTTTTGTAATGCGAATAGGAGGCAATTTTGCCATGATATATCACTGCCTTTTACGGATATTCTAAACCCTCTTTTTTCGATTGATTTATATAAATGAAAATCAGCTAACAAATCAAAGTTCAAATTAGTACAATCAATAACTCTATTCAATCTCTTTCTAACTTCCACTCTATTTTTAAGGTATTCCTCCATGAACTTTTCAAGATAGAATGTGCTTGAAAAAAAATACTCGACCTCATTGTTTGAAGTCGAGTAAGTAGAATTGTTCAGATTGTGATAGATACCTCTTTTTGTCTTTGTCAATTCTATCACCTCCAAGTTTTACTCGAACGGGTTTTCAGGTTCGATTGGTTCAATGATGGTTGCATTTTCAACCAAAATTGCCTGTAAACGATAGAACACGTTACCCATATTTTCACCTTTAACAATATTGATAGAAATAGTTGAATCATCTTTTGTTTTGAAGTTTAGTGTTTCTGTTCCATCAATTTCAACATTCGATAGGTCTTGTCTTAATTCGTTGTGACCGTCAGGATAGTAAAGTCTTAATTTGTTTGCTATTTTAAGTATGAAAAAGTCCTCATTATCGTCTTTACTTGTGTATTTCTGTAAACCAAATGCTTCAAGTTCCTTTGCCGTTTGTTCATCAGTTGTTAAGTATGCTGTTTTTGTGTTCACTTCCTGTTTGAATTGACCGTCCACATTATTTGAAGTAGTAGAAATTGCTACATTTTTAAATACTTTGTTTTCCATTTTTATTCCTCCAATTATTTTGTAAGTATAAGTTAAACCGTTTAACAATTTTACTCTTTATCTTCCTTGATTGTTGCATGTTCAATGAACGTTTCAACAGGCATTTCATAAACAGTTGTTTCAGGAATTACTTGTAAAACTGTAACAGGTTCACCATACTTTTGATTCATCATTCTTTGTGCACGTTCCAATCTGATATTACCAATCATTATTTCATCAGGTAATACGATTGTCTTTACTTCACCGTCCACCATTTCCAATTTTGCAACTTTAATTGTTGTCTTTGTTACTTCCCTTGTCATCATTCTACGCATTTTGTTTTCCTCCTATTATTTTTTAGATGTCTGTTTGACTATCTATATACTACTATAAACTATTATTCTACAAAAGTCAACAGTTTTGTTGAAAATGTTCTTTTTATTTTTACTAGAATTGTAGAAACATAGTTCCCCTGTCACTTATAAATATTAAACTATTGAATAACAAATGTCAACTATTTTAATAGAATTGTTCTAAAACACAATATATAGTAGTTTGAATGGAAATGTTATCTATATATTGATATAATGAAGGTAATATAACGAAAGGATTGATAAAATGTGGGTTTAATGGATAGAGAAAAGCATGAGGAATTGTTAAACGAATTATTACAAGAAGATTTAACAATTGACAGAAAAACGGAAATTTTGCAGACTTTACGCACTGAACATGTTGCTACACATGAAAGTTATTCAGAGTTAGAAGGTAATAATAGTAAACTATCAAAAGAAAAAGAAGAATTGTTATTATCAAACTCTCAAATGTTCAGACAGTTAGGTGTAGTAGGAAATGAAGATATTGAGGAAGAAGAAAAAAAGAAAGAATTTAGTGAAACAGTAACGATTAAAGAGTTAGAAGATAACGCAGGTATATATTAAGGGAGGAAATAAAATTGAGAATCACTATGAATGATATTAAAGATGCATTTAATTTAGAGCATTCACACGATCTAATTAATGCAATTAGAAATGAAGGTACACAACAGTTTCAACAATATGTACCATTAGCAAACGCAGAAAATGTAGCAGAAGTTGGAGCAGGTATCCAACTATCCCAAACTATTCAAAATGAATTTATTACATCATTAGTTGATAGAATTGCATTAGTTGTTATTCGTTCAGTTTCTTTACGTAACCCTCTATCCAAGTTCAAAAAAGGTATGATGCCTTTAGGTCGAACAATTGAGGAAATTTTTGTTGATATTACAGAGGAAAAATTGTATGACCCCGAGGAAGCAGAGGAAACAGTATTCAGACGTGAGATTCCTAACGTCAAAACTTTGTTCCATGAACGTAACCGTCAAGGTAGATACAAACAAACGATTCAAGAAGATTCATTACGAACAGCATTTATTTCATGGGGTAATTTTGACTCTTTTGTTGCAGGAATTATTAATGCAATTTATAATTCAGCAGAAGTTGACGAATATAAATATATGAAGTTACTCATTGATAACTACTTTTCACAAGGTTTATTTACAGTTGTTAAAGTTGATAACCCTGATACAGAAACAACTTCACGAGAATTAATTAAAAAAATGAGGGCAACCGCACGTAAAATGACCCTTCCATTCGGTTCACGTGATTATAACTCATTAGCAGTTCATACACGTTCTAGTATGGATAACTTACATTTAATTATTGATGCAGACCTTGAAGCACAAACAGATGTTGACGTATTAGCAAAAGCCTTCAATATGGATAAAACAACGTTCTTAGGAAATGTAACTGTAATTGATGGTTTTGCAAGTACAGGACTTGAAGCCGTTTTAATTGACAAAGATTGGTATATGGTGTATGACCAAATGCACAAAATGAGAACAATTTATAATCCTGAAGGTTTGTATTGGCAGTATAACTATCACGTGTGGCAAGTTTTATCAGTTTCACGATTTGCAAATGCAGTAGCATTTGTTTCAGGGGATATTGCACCAGTAACACAGGTAATTGTTGACCCTACTATTGCAAGTATTAAACAAGGTAGAACTCACCAATTTAAAGCATACGTTCGTTCTAATGATGGACAAGAACGTGATGTTACATGGACTTTAGAAGGTGCAAACGGTTCAACTGTTCAAGGTTCAACTGTTTCAAGTGATGGGGTAGTTTCAATTGGTGAAAATCAAGAAGGAGAATTACTTGTAAAAGCAACGGTCACATATGAAACAGGTTCAGGTGAAGATGTTACGGA